ATGAATCCACACCAACAAAATATAAAATATGTACTACTGGCTGGATTAAATATAAGGAAGATAAAGTAATTGGAGAGCCAACTAATCTGCCTACCTATATAGAGATATTGCCATTTGTCATTAAAAAAGATTTTGTAAAGAAAACAGATGCTGAAAGTTACATAACTTCATTGAAAACAGGAAAAAAGATAGATGTAAGCATATTAAAGACAGAGCAAAGACCATTCTCAAGTGAAATAGAAGTGTTTTGGAAGGTTAGGATTTATGAAGAATATAATGAAATGGATGTTAAGTGTGAAGAATTAGAATGTTTTGATGTGTTGATAATTAAGCAAAATGTAATAGCAGAAGAAATATTAACCACTAAATTTGATGAAAATGCAGATGAAAATATGATTAATCAGACTATTCAAATAAATGCGCAGGAATGGTTTAGTAGGTGGCAACCTAATATAATCATAAGCAAATGAAATGGAAACTATTAAGTATTTGGTTATTGGGACTGGTTTTTGTAAGTATAGCTATTGCTTCTATCTGGGATTATAATCCTTCTGGTTCTGACCCTTCTTTAATTGGTTATTGGAAGTTGGATGGTAATGCATTGGATGAAACTGGAAAGAATAATGGGACTGTAACAGGAGCAGTTGTTACAAATAAAGGAAAATATGGACAGGCTTATGAGTTTGATGGTAATAGTGATTGGATTAATCCTGGTTATGATATAAGTTTAAGACCAACAAAACAAATAACTATGTCTACTTGGTTAAAACTTAAAGGTGCTTGTTCAGATGGTTCTTGTGGTATTATTTCTTCTACTTATCAGTTCCAAACTAATTATGGTTATCGATTACTTACAACTGGAGATTATAGAGCTATTTGTACAATAGGTGATGGAACTGCTAATACATATACTTTAACTGATTATGGGGATAGATTTACATTTAATAATTGGTATCATCTTGCTTGTACTTATGATGGGATTAATACTACTATTTACATAAATGGTGTAGAAGAAAAAGAAGGTGGAAATTTATCAGGAAATATAACTTATCATCCTTCTACAGCTAATATTGCTATTGGAAGAACTTACACCTCTTATAATACTTATTATTATAATGGAACAATAGACGAAGTAAGAATATACAATAGAAGTCTAACAGCAAGTGAAATATTAGAACTCTATAACGAAAGTTTAGTAAGCCATCAAGTAATATTAAAAGGAAGTGGAGATAATGGATTATTAAATGAAACAGGATTAGTTGGACATTGGAATTTGAATGGAAATGCACTTGATTCTTCTGGAGAAGGAAATGATGGAACTGTAACAGGAGCAGTAGTTACTAACAAAGGGAAATTTGGAGAAGCGTATGAGTTTGATGGTGCTGGGGATTATATTTTAACCGATTCTGGAGTGAACTATCAAGATATAACTGTTTCTGCATGGTTATATCCTAAATCCTTTGCAACAACTACTTATCCTTTATGTTTTAGATATGGAAGATTATTCCTTACAATATATAACAGCCCAGTTGGAAGAGCAAATGGAATATTTTATGATGGGGTAGGTTATAGGCCAACAACAGGTAAAGTTCTAAGTTTAAATCAATGGCAACATGTAGTTTATACAAAAGGTGTTGGTGATACTTTAAAACTTTATGTTGATGGAAATTATATAGGAGATACAGCAGGTTATACTGACAACATTGGATATTCAGGAACTGACTTTGGAATTGGAGACTGTACTCCTGTAACAAGTTATCCTGCCAGTTATTTCAACGGAACAATAGATGAAGTAAGAATCTATTCAAAAGCATTAACAGCAGCAGAAGTAAGAAGTTTATACAATGAATCATTAGATAGTCATAAAATTGTTTTAAAGGGAAGCCCTACTCAATCTCTTTTAACAGATAGTTCTTTGGTAAGCAAATGGGATATGGATTATTTTAATGGCACAGCAGTTAGAGATTATAAAGGAATAAATAATGGAACGGTTGTTGGAGCTACATATACTAATAAAGGTAGATTTAAAGGGGCTTATGAGTTTGATGGTGATGGTGATTATATAGATAATGTTTTGTCTTTAAATACTAATAGTACATATTCAGTTTCTTTATGGGTTAAATCAAAAGGTATTTCTGCACATGCCATTTATTCAACATTATTTGTTTTTACTGGTGGGTGGGGAAGTTTATACCAACATAGTGGAAATGATTATATTTATTATGCTATAACTTATGATGGTGATGTAAATTCTTATTTGCCTTCTCCTGCTAGAAATGTTTGGAGGCATATTGTTGCTACAAGTGAAAAAGGAGGAAATTTCAGTTTATATGTTGATGGGATATTAAGGTCTACTAAAGTGCTTAACCCTACTCAAGAAGCTACACAATTAATTGATATAGGGGGTTATTCAAGTTCAACAACTATGAGTTGGAATGGTTCAATAGATGAAGTAATGATTTTTAATAGAAGTTTAAGTGCAGATGAAATCTCATCTCTTTATAATCAAAGTTTATCCTCAAATAAATTCATAATCAGGGGGAGCCCAGATATTTTATAATGCCAACAGGAATATACCCAAGAACAAAAGAACAGTATAAAAAAATTGGATTAGCGGTAAGCATAGCTAATAAAGGAAAAACTCCTTGGAATAAAGGGAAAAAATTAACAGAAAAGGATAGAAAAAGTTATCAGAAATATTGGAATAGTTTAAAAGAAAAGATAGGAAAAAGAAATTCTTTTTTTGGTAAAGTTCATTCTGAAGAATTTAAGGAAAAAATAAGTAAAAAATTTAAAGGTAAACATCATTCTATTCAAACTGAATTTAAAAAAGGAATTCTTCATTTAAACCAAAGAGTTAAATTTGATGAACAAAAAGCAATTGAATTGTATAAAAATGGGAATAGTATAAAAGATGTTTCTACACAATTAGGTTTTAAAAATGTATCAACAAGAATTGCTAATTTAATCAAAAATCTAAAATTATCACGTCACAAGAGAACAATTAAAACAAAAGAAAAGATGAGTAAGTCCCGTATAGAATGGATGAAAAATAATATTATTTTTAAACCTACTCAACCAGAAAAAATTTGTATTAATTTGATTAATCAATTAAATATCCCTTATAAATACACAGGAGATGGTAAATTTTGGTTAGAAAATAGAAATCCTGATTTTGTCAATTATAATGGTCAAAAAAAGATTATAGAAGTATATGGAGACTATTGGCACAATAGACCTGACCAAATTGAAAAAGATAAAAAAACTCTAGAAATTTATTCAAAACATGGTTATAATACTTTGATTATTTGGGAAAAAGAATTTAAAAATATAAATGAAGTAAAAAATGTATTAATAAACTTTGAAAGAGGTAGCCCAGATGCAATTTAAACCAACAAGACAACAAATAGAAGTAGGATTAGATGCCATCATAACAGATATATTTGTAGAACCTTCATCAAAGAATCTTGATAAGATGCACAAAGCGCAGGATATAATTTGAGAGAATATAGAGAAATATATCAGGAGTTAAAAGAAGATTATGATTCAAAATAAATACATCAAAGGAGGAAATAAAAATGGCATTTAGTTATCCAGATTTAATCAGAAAAGATACAGACTTAGAAAGTTTAGATGAAACTATGCTTAACTATTGGAACGAGAAGATGCATGTCTTTTGGTCACAAATAGAAAGTGGAACAGTAATTCCTGATTGGAGTCTTAAAGAGGTTTATCTATCACACAAAAAGATTGTAGAAATAATGAAAGCTAAAAATTTCAAGCATATCTCACCAATAAACAGCTTAGACGTTGTTAAGGAGAATTAAAACATGGGAACTGAAGTAATTTACTTAGGATCTGAAATAGAATTAGTTGAAACCAATTATTCTGTTGAGAAAAGATATAGCGGAACCCATGTAATAATTCATAAATCCGGAAATGAGGTTAAGATTTTCTCAGAACTAAAAGAAGATATAACAAAAACCTTTCCAATTATTGAAAAAATATCCAGAAGTCTATCTCAAGATTCATTCATAATTGAAGGCGAATTAGTTGCTGATAAATTCTATGCCTGGGATATTACTTATTTAGGCCAGAGTATTGCAAATCTAACTCTCCAAGAAAGGATTACCCATCTTAAAAAGCTGCAATTCAATGACATAATTTTAGAAGTTGAAAGGAAGATAACTAAATTAGAAGAATTAAATGCAGCAATAGAATGGGCATCAAAACTTGAAGGTTCTAGTGGGGCAGTTATTAAAAATTTAAGTGAGTCCTATAATCATTCTTCCTGGAAGAAGTATGGAAAGTTAATTCCTCTTACAGTGACTATCATGAAACGAGTTCCAAAAGATAGAGGAAGTAATTATCTGGTGGGCATAGAATCTAGTAAAGGAATAGATTTAAGATATACTCAGGATAAAAAATTAGTCTTAGGGCATACATTTACTACAGACAAAGTTTTCCAAGTTGGAGATCATATTGAGATTTTAGTTGAAGATATATGGAGACATGAAGATTCTCAAGGATTGCACTATTCTATTCATAAACCTAGAATAACTGGAAAATCTGAATTAACACTTTCTACAATTAAAGATTTAGAGCTGGGTGCGACAAATGGCTAAAATAGATGGCAAAATTGAAAAAATAAGAAGATTAAAACAGAGCGAAACTCGAAAAAGATTATTTAAAGAGGGAAAATTAAGAGCATGGAATAAAGGTTTAACTAAAGAAACTAATCAAACTGTAAAGAAATGGGCTAAAGAAAGAGAAACTATTAAGAATCCTAACTGGAAGGGTGGAAAGATAAAAACTAGGGAAGGATATGTTTGGGTTAGTAAAAAATCACATCCTAATTGCAATTCTAGAGGTTATGTAAAAGAGCATAGACTGAATATGGAAAGATATTTAGGAAGATATTTAACTGGTTTAGAAGAAATCCACCATGTTAATGAAAACAAATCTGATAATAGGATCATCAACTTACAGTTGTTTGAAAATCATGGAGTGCATCAAAAGTATCACGAAGAATTAAAAAGACTCAAAAAATCAAAATGAAAATTTTGTATTTTACCCCAATATTCAATTTTCAAGATCTTAAATGCCGAAAGAATCAAGAGTATACTAGAAGTTTGTCTAACCATCAAATAGTTTATGTAGAAGTAATTGGTGCCAGTCCAGAACACGCCAAGGCCATAGCTTACCAACAATTTCTAAATGGAGATTTTGATTACTTCTTTAATGTTGATGCTGATATAATGTTCCTGGATAATGAAGATAATCCCATTGATCTTCTTGTAAATCTTGCTGAAAAGCATGGTTGTTTAGTAGGTGGAATTTATGTATACAAAAAGACTCCTGTTCTTCCAACTTTTAGACCTTTAGATCTCCAGAAAATCTATGAAGAAAAAGGAGAGTTTCCAAAAGATTATGTCTTTAATATTCCTAAAGAACCATTTGAAGTAGAATGGTTGTCTGGGGGCTGCATGATGATTAAACGAGAGATTTTAGAAAAATTAACCCAAAAATATCAAATTCCTAACTTACCTATGATTCATAAAAAAGAATATCTTTCAGAAGATTTTGCTTTCTGTAAAAGAGTAAGAGATGAAGGCTATAAAGTCCTAGCAGACCCCAGAATAATTCTTGGGCATATGGGAGTTTATGCTTACAAAATGTCTGATTATAAATAATTCTATAAAACAGAGGTTTATAATAAAGTAGTAAAATATATAAAGATGTGATACCTCTATTTCCTATGGCTACAGAGCAATTAACACCTAGAATAATTGAGCTTTCTGATTCTGACCTACAAACACCTACCATTCTCAAGGATAAAATTCTTATGGCTCCGGGATTATGGAATGGAAAAAATTACACTGCTGAAGAAATTAGAAAAGCTTTTGAAAGAACAGACTGGGCAAATAGAGATTCTTTTGGGCCTAATGCTTTAATTGCTGATCACTCAGACAAACCTCTGAAAGTAAATGATTGGTTTGGTTATGTTAAAAATGCTCATATGGATGGAGAGAATTTAATTGGTGACCTAGAACTTTATGATGACAGCATGATTATGAAATTAGTTAAAGGAAAAGCTAAATTTGGGATTTCACCAAGATTAATGGGTGAGGCAGACGGTGATTTTATGAAAGACTTTATTTTCGAAAACTTCTCAATTGTAACAAATCCTGCTTGTAAAGCAGCTTACATTAATTTGTCAGAACAAAAAGAATCATTGTTATTATCAAATAAATTAAAGGAGGTTAATAAAATGAGTGATCAGGTAACTGAAGATAAAAAATCATCAGTTGAAGAAGTCGAATCTGAAGAAAAAGTGAAAGAAGAACCAAAAGTTGAAGAAGAAGTGGAAATGAGTGATGAACAATTACTAGAGGTAGCAACTTTAGCAGGTTGGCCAGAATTCGTTGCAGCAGCAAGGAAGAAAGATCCTAAGATGTCCATGAAAGCGATTGCAAAAGCATTCAAGGGAAAAAACGAAGAAATGTCAAAACTGGAAGAGTTGAGTGAAGAAGAAATAGTTTCAAGAATTGAAAAGCTTGCAGCTATTTTGAAAAACAAAAAACCACAAGTAAATGTTTCAATCTCTGACCAAGCAACTTTAGGCAAGATCGATGCATTAACTACTCAGGTTGCAGAATTAAGTGAAAGACTTAATACACCAGCCCCAAAATCAGTGCAAACATCTACCACAGAAGAACTTTCATTACAGATCGATCCATCCAGCCATTATTCAACAGGAGTTAATGGAATGGCAGCTTACCTAGGCAAATTGATATCAAAATGAAAACGATACAAGAACTAGCAGAAACTGAAACAGCAAGCGTAAGAGGAGCAAGCATAGGAACAATCTACGGACTTCAGCCAGTACAATTCTTGAAAGAGATTGTAGACGGCGCTAAAAAGAACTTGTTCTTTGGTCAAAGTATAAAAGTTATATACGCCCCAAAAGGTGCACATGACGTTGTTATACCAAAAAGAACAGCTTATTTAGGAAGATCTGGAACTACATTCAACACAGCTGGTAGTGATATTGGCGGTGCAGATGCAGGAGTAGGTCCTTATGCAAACACTCTTGCAGACATTACTTGGACAACTTTAAGCAGTTTGTCAAATGTTGTAGCAACACCTTTGCCATGCATATTAGGAATAACTTTGCAGAATTATGACTTAAATACTAATGCATTGAACCTAGTTAGCGAAGCAAAAGAGGAATTGACTTATGCATTAAGTGATAGAATTGATAATGCAATAGCAGCAGCTTTAGGCGATGCCACAGTTTCAACAGTGTCAGCAGCAGGAGCTCAAACTTTGTTCGGCGGAGATGCAACTAGTGCGGCTACTTTAGCAGCAGGAGATGTTATAACAACAGATCTTGTAGCAAAAGCAAGTAAGAGACTAAAAGATGTTTACTTCTATTATAGGGCAAGTGCTACTTATGGTGCAGAAACCAAAGTTGCAACTACTTATGTAAAGAATCCTTGGCAATCAATGCCAGAAGATCCTTTTACATTGTTTATAGGCCCTTCACAGGAAGAAGCTTTTAGAAAGGACTCACAGTTCACAAACGCAGCAGAGTACGGAAGCAATACAGTAATCATGACTGGTGAAATCGGAAAATATCTTGATTCAAGGATCATTGTGACTACTAATGTAGAAATGACTGCAGCAGCTGGAGCAGCTCCAGATGCAACAACAGCAGCCGTAGCATGTACAAGATGTATACTTTGTAAGCCAAAGAAAGCATGTGCATTAGTTTGGGGCAAGGAGCCAGAATTAAAGGTATTTAACTGGGAAGTCAGGGATGAAGTCAGAATTGGTCTTTATAGCGCATATGCTGTAAGGGTAGTTCAAGACGATGCGATTGTCTTCATAGATGTAGCAGACGAGTAACGCTGTGAATAGTTAATTTTTTATTATTATTTTTTTAGAAAGAATCCAAACGGGTTATTTGGATGGCCCTGAGAAATCAGGTTGAGATTCCTCGCAAGAGGATGGACCCAAATAATTAAATTATAGGAGGGATAAAAATGAGTAAATTTGATCAAATTGGTGGAAGATACGGAATGCATAGCGGTAGTGCTAGATTCAGAAATTTACAAGTAGATGACCAACTTTTCATAGAAGGTAAAGCTATTTCCATGGCTAATACTGGCGGTAAGGTTTACTATGTTGATAGAAACCATAACGGTGCAGGTTCTAGTGGTGATGGTTCTTCTTGGGATCAAGCATTTTTAACATTGGGCGAAGCAATCGCAAAAGTTAATGCTGATTATACTGCTGCTGGTAACAGTAACAGTAGAGGAAGAATGAGATATATCTTTGTTGCAGAAGGATGGTATGCAGAAGTGCCAGTAATTTTGACAGCTAGTGATGTTACAATATGTGGAGTAGCACCAGGAAATCACGATTCAACATGCGTTTATGGAGTTCCAGTGGCTGGCACCTTTAGTGGAGTCGCAGGAGGACCCACAATAACAGTTACAGGAAGCAATAATACAATTATGAATCTTGGAGTTTATTGTAGTGACCCTTTGTATGGAGCTATTAGAAACGGATCTAATGCAAGTGATGGGGATGCTGCTAATCCAGGAGCATCAGCACCAACAGGTAATGCATTTATCAATTGTAGCTTTGTAAGAGATACAGCTGATGGAGAACTTTGTGGTATTGATGATTTAGGTGCAGATGGAACTTTGATTGATGGTTGTTTCTTTTCAACATCTTGTTTGACTCACGGAATTAGGTCAAGAACTAATGGAGTAGTTAATCCTGTAAACCTTGTAGTAAGAAATTGCAGATTTGTTGGAACTCCAATAGGAGTAGAAATCCAAGCAGGTCACAATGCTTTAATAGAA